ATGGAGGCTTTCGTTATGCGGACACGATCAAACAACAAAGTAACTTCCTCGAAGCGTGAGGCCCAAGCTGAGCCCTCTGGAAGTGGCCGAGGCTCTATGAAACGTAGAGTTCCGTAATGCTTACAGTAACGGGTAGAGAATCACCAGGATGTTTTTCGTGCACTAGTTATTTGAGGTGCAAAGACGAACGTAAGTCATTCCTGTACAGCTGCAGTAGGTTCAGTCAGAACGAACAGTCCGCAAAGCAGTCTAGTAAACTCTTTGCTGACTTGCTGAAGGTTGAGACGGAGTTCGAGCCAGAGCACTACTCTCCTGCCGAAATCTACACTGGTGGTCCGTCAAAGTCGGAAAACTTTGACATCTATTCGGTCATAGAGGACGTAATATCGGAGAATGCACTTGCTCCACCCGACCTAAAGATCAATGATCGGGAATGGCCTGAGGCAAAGAACTTCTTTGAGTTCTGCATAAACGATAAGTTCCTGAAGGTCAAGCCCTACATAATGCAGGTAGCAATTGCAGTCATAACTCTGGCTGAGTATTGCCCCTGTTGCTCCAACACTGACTATTTGTTCAACAAGATACGTGCCACTGACAGCTACGGGAAGTTCAGAAAGTACGTAGTTCTGCTAGAGCACGGTGTGTGCCCAGTATGCCGTAAAGATAGACGTAGGCTAGTTCGCAAACACGGCCTCAAGTTCTACGATGAACTTGCAGCAAGTGCAGGTCAACGGGCTGGTAAGTCTGCACTAGTTGCAATGATTAGTGCTTACATTCTGCACCGCATGTTGAAACTGCAGAATCCAAATGAAGTGTACGGGCTTATGAGCTCCAACGTACTTCATGGAACGTTCGTTGCCTTAACGTTCGGTCAAGCAAAGGAAAACCTCTGGGATCCCTTCTACGGTAACATACTTGAGAGTCCATGGTTCTGCTTGAGTGAGGGAACGCCAGTTAGTCTACCTGACGGTAGCACTAAGCCTATTGAGCTTGTAGCAGTTGGTGAAGAAGTTGCAACTTTTGAAGGTACCGGAGTAGTTTCAGAGACATTCGCTAACGGAACTAAAGAGTGTCTTACCGTGACGCTTGAGTCAGGTCAACATCTAACTGCAACCCCTGAACACCAAGTACAATGCCTTAGCTCTTGTGGTAACTACTTAGTGTGGAAAAGGGTTGGGGATTTATCCATTGATGATTTAGTCGTAGCTGACGGCAAGATCGTACACCTGTCTAAGGTGTCCTCTATACACGACGCAGGTACCCGGAAAGTTTTTGACCTTACTGTTACCTCTACCCACAATTATTTTGCGGGTGGAATCTCAGTCCACAATTGTGGCTACAACGCCAATCTCCTAGACTTCTCCCGTAAACGTGGTGACGAGCTTGTCAAGCTGAAAGACAACTTCATCAACTACAAACATCGCCGTCTGTTGATATACCCCGCTTCTCCTGACAAACGGATCCTGCGCGGCCGTTGCCTCCCAGGTAACTCCTTGATAAATACGTCAAATGGACTAATCAGAGTGGAGGAGGAAAGCAAACTTTTAGGTTCTATTACGCGGAAAGGCTTATCTAGACGGGTCATAACAGACCACGTAGTTCAGCCAAGCAGAAAAAAAGTGTTACGCGCACTTTTGAGCAACGGATTAGAACTTGATGCTACTCCCGACCATAGGGTACTGGTGTTAAACGATAGTCTAAACCCAGAATGGGTAGAGCAAAAAGACTTACTTGGCAAGTACGTGTTCTGTCAACTTGGTGGTGATTTCCCTAAGTCCTATCATTTCAACCATGACATTGCCTTGCACAAACCTATTTATGTGCAAATAGCTGAATACATAAGTAGCGGTAACGACTTCACCATTGATGAGCTTGCAGAATACTTTGACGTACACAAAAATAGTGTACTTTCTTATCACCTAGGTCCACTTCTGAAAGAAGGGGTGTTAGATAGACACCCTGTTCGTAACCATGTTGGCCACCCTCTCCCTAGCATTTACTCAATAAACAAAAACTTTATACTTGAGGACTGGACTCTCTTAAGGAGGACTGGTAAGTTTACCAGCTACAACTCTAATAAGGCAAAAGTCAAAATCCCTTCGTCCCTTACCACTGAGCTATCACGCCTGATTGGGTACTTAATCTCTGATGGTGATTTATCGTTCTCTGGTAATTCAATAGCTTTTTGCACGACCAGTCGAGCTAAAGCAAAAGATTTTTTTCGCTTATTCGTTTCTGTATTTGGGTGTAAACCCAGGTTAGTGCGCGAGGCAGGAGGTAATAGACGTAGTGGCTATGGCCCAACAGGTGAAGGTAGCTTATACACAATAGCGTTTTCGTACAAATCTATACTTAGCTTTTTTGAATTTATTGGATTACACCATGTTTGTGCCACTACGAAAACACTTCCGACCTGTATACTTGAGGCCCCAAGAGAGTGTCTAGTAGAGTGCCTAAGTGCCATGGTAAGTTGTGACGGTGGTATTGTATCCAGATCAGATTTTGTAGGTGTTTACTACGCTACTAAAAGTTATGAGCTGTCAAAAATGGTTCAACTGTTGTTTATGCGCCTAGGCTATCCGTGCAGGAGGTACCCACATTTAGTAAGACTAACTCGTGATGCTTCTGTTAAATTCCTACAGGAATACACTGGTCTAAACAAACGTTCCTACAAAAATGACATTTCGCTAACCCTGGCAACAGGGCGTAAATCAGTTCTTGCCTACAAAATCCCATATTCTAATAGTTACGTAGATTTCGATACTGAACTCGACCCTAAGTGCGCTAGATACCAGGACAAAGACTTAATTTTTGCTAGGGTGGAATCTTTAGAAAGTCTAGGCAAAAAAGTTGTTTACGACATTACAGTAGACAATCCTGACTCAGCTTTTCCTGCTAATGGAGTCTTGGTTCATAACACACGTTTCCTAGGAGCAATCGACGAAATTGGCTGGATGGACAATGACGCCTCTTCCAAGAAGATAAAAGCCAACGCCACCGAAACGTACGCTTCACTCGGTAACTCACTTCGCACTATTCGTTCTAAGGCTGAACGGTTGATGCGGCAAGGCTTCTTCAACGTACCAACTGGATATTTTCTTAACATCAGTTCGCCAAGTTCTGCCCGTGATAAGATCATGGACCTGGTCAAGAAGGCACAGGGCAGCAAAAAGACTTATGGAGTGCACAGGCCTACCTGGGAGTTAAACCCTGATGTTACCCGTGAAAGTCTAGCTGAAGATTTCAGGCGTGATCCTGTAGGCGCAATGCGAGACTTTGGTGCACAACCACCGCTAAGTTCTAGCCCGTTCATTGGAAACCCGCAGACTGTACTTAGCTGCCTGAGTGACAAGAAGAACTTCATCGAAATCTCCTACGCTAGGAAGCGTAGCCCTGATGGTTCAATGAAACGCTTCGCCAAGCTTAATCGCGTCAAGGCTTCAGGCATGCCTTCTATCATGGCAATTGATGCTGGGTACTGCCTTCCTGGCGATACCCTAGTACCAACCCAACTAGGCCTTAAATCTATAGGTGACTTAGTAGAGTTTCCTCCTAGATGTAAAGTTGGATATTCTATACCTCTAGGTATAAAGGTAGGTACGCAGGGCAACCCCGAAGTTGCATCTCATGTGATTTATTCGGGTATAAAGCCTCTACTGCAAATCTCCACTAAGAGCGGCCACTTCCTGAAGCTTACTAGAAAACATCCTGTTCTCGTCCAGCAAGGAATGCAGTTGAATTGGGTTGAGGCTAAAGACTTGAAGATTGGGGATACACTATGCGTCAACCCAGTTCAGATTACCCGTAAGAAACGTCTTCCCTTAAATTTGAGTGACGCTTTACCTGTTGTTATATTTAGCAACTCCTCTGGAGTTCCCGGTGTTTACGGTAGAAAACGAGATAATAAATGGACTGTTATGCTGCCTATAGACAAGGTCCAGACACACTTTGGAATCTTCGATTCGTTTGAAGAGGCCGCAAGTGTGCGAAACAAATTTGTTAAGCAGTATGGTCTTCACAAACATCCATCTTCAACTAAGAAAGTTGTTAAGCCTCGGTTCATGACTCCTGAGTTAGCTTTCATTATAGGAGCACTTATTAGTGAAGGTCATTTCAATGAGTATCATCTTAGTATGGCTAATACTAACCTTGATTATCTGGATAAGCTAGATTCCTGCTTTGAAAAAGTTTTTGGTAGAGTTCCAAAGCGATTTGGAGGAAAGAAGAAACCGGGCAGAGAGTTTACTATAAATGGTCGTGAAACTCGACAAAATTTTAGATGTTACGCGCTAGCGTTAAGCTCTAAACCTGTGTGTTCGTGGTTGAAAGAGTTGGGTGTTTTATCTTCCGAGCAGTATGGTCAAAAATCGTCCTATCATAAGAACATTCCAGCCTGCATTCTTCAAGCTGACACAGAGAGTCAGAAGGCTTTCATGGCCGCTTATATAGAAGGTGATGGAAGCATTGCAGGAAATCGTCAGACTATAAGTGTCTGGTCAAAGAGTTCGGAATTCTTGTATCAGTTCCAACTGCTACTAAACACTCATGGAGTATTATCTAACATAAGAAAAGGGTGTCTTACTACTGCAACAGCTAATATGGCTAATTCCCTGTACTGGCTAGTAGAAAAGTATCTTACCCACAAACATAAGTCTATCTACTTAAAGGAGGACCTGCATGTAGGGAATACCTCAGGGGTGCCTTCTTCTTCAATACAAGAGCTGCTTGATAATAGGTTATTGACTCAGCATCGTTCGAGATATGGTGTGGTTCACTCAGCTTACCTGGACGACAGCGGTGAGGAAGTGACTTTGGATAAACTACTTAGGTTGCCCAAGCTATTCCTATACGATATGTATAAAGTAGGAGAGTATAAAGAGCTATTAGCTCAGTTAAGACTGATCTCAAGACAAGCTGTAGAGAACCTGGAACACCTTTTGAAACTTAGGTATCAGCTTACGCCTATAGTTAGCATTTCCAGTGCAGGTAAAGCTAAGGTATATGACCTTTCTGTAAGCCCTTCAAATCCTAGCTTTATCGCAAATGGTTTAGTCGTTCACAACTCCAACAACAGTTTCGCGCTTAGCATTGGTCATAAGCGTAACGGGGTACCTCAGATCGACTTGTTAGTTGAAGTTCAGCCCTTACCTGGTATGCCTCTGTCCTATAGATATATCTACGATCACTTGATGAAGCCTCTTATAGAGCAGCGCAACGTTCAGGTTGTGGCAGCGGATAGGTGGAATAGCTTGAAACTTCTGTCGGACATTGAGGAAGACTTTGACATAGTCACAGTACAGCACTCTCTAAGGTATGCAGAAATGCAGTTGTTTAAGGAGTATGTTGAAGATAAGGAGCTTTTATTCCCCTGCCTTCCTAAAGGTGAGTCCATAGATACAGTACTGGCGTACAACGCAGATGACTATCCTAATTGTTTTGCTCATAATCCAGTTGGTCACTTTATATTGCAGTTGGTTACTGTGCAAGACACTGGAAGCGCAGTTATAAAGGGTGAACAACTAACTGATGACCTAGCCCGAGCTTCGATGCTGGCAGTTAGTCTGCTTTTGGACGAAGAGTATAAAATGTTTTGGGAAAAACCCATTGCCGAGACCGCGAACGTCATCGACGTTACGCAAATGGCCATATCTAGGGGAGTTACAGGTGGTGTATTCGGTGGAACTGGCGGAAACTCAGGTGGCTCTTCTTCAATCGCCATCGGAAGAGTTATCTCTAGATCGGATTCGTAATTTTTGTTATCTTCAGGAGAAACTAAATGCCTACTAAACTTAAGGTATCATTGCAGCAAGTTCGAGGCGAGACCAAGTCCGCTGGGATGTTGGACGAAGCTGCCATTGCTGCTACAAAAGTGTTCAATCCCTTAGAGGAACTTGCGAAAACTGGGGCATTTAAGTCTGAGTCTGCAGTTCACAACGCTATGGTCGGTGTGTGTCCCAAATGTTCAGCACCCATGACTCAAGCAAAGATCGCTAACGGCGATGATGTTTTCTGGTGCGCAACTTGCTGTGTAACCTCTCCGAAGCCGAACAATGTTTAGCATAAACCGAAAGCCTCAAATTCGATCTGCTCCTCAGCCAGGTAAAAAGTCGACACTTGGCTCTACCTCCAGGCAGAAGTCTGAGTCAGGTAGAATGGAGTCGTTGAGCACAATGAGCCCCACAGGCATGCAGAACACGACAGTGTCTTCAAACCCACTGTCTGTTGACTTGTCTCCTATGCTTACAGGCTTTGCCCCGCAGAAAGAAAGTCAGATGTTCTACCAGTTGTATCGTGACATGTACTACAACGATGCAATTTGTGGGTCAACAGTTGACCTAATGTCCTCAATGCCGTTCAGTGAGTACAGCCTTGGTGGCGTAAAGGATCTTGGGATCCTTAGGGCGTACACTGAGACGCTTGAGAGACTTAGCCTGCGGTCAATGTTCCCCGAGATTTCTGTTGACTACTTGGTATTGGGTGTGCACTGCTCTTCGCTTCTGTACTCCAAGGAGCGCAAGGTCTTCATCGACACTATGCCCCATGCTGTGGAAAACATGACTGTGCAGACGCTGCCCTTCTACAGCCAGGACCCTCTCATAACGGTTAAGTTTCCAAGAGAAGTCCAAAACCTGTTCGCTCCGAAGTCCGGTGAATCCAATAGCCGGATAGAGCGGTTGCGTTCGCTAGTTGGTAATACTGTCATAGAGAAGATAGCCTCAGGTTCGTTGGAGCTCGACCCACTGAGTACGTTGTATCTTCCGCGTAAGTCATTCACTAACACCGACTTTGGAACCTCGTATTTCCGTCGAGTGCTGCCTATATACCTTATAGAAAAGAACCTGTACCGTGGTACGCTAATTGAGTCTGCTAGGCGTCAACGTGGCATTCTCCACCTTACACTGGGTGACGGTGACACGTGGGAACCTACTATCGCCGATATGGAGTACATGACTGAACTGTTCATGAACGCTGACAGTGACCCTCTAGGTGCGATAATTGCCACCCGTATGGGTGTTGAGGTTGGTGAACTACGTTCAGGTGGTGAGTTCTGGAAAGTTACTGACTTCGCTGACTCAGTAGTGTCATACAAGCTCAGAGCACTAGGTGTAAGCGAATCCTTCCTTTCTGGTGATGCCTCGTACAACACTGCCGACAATGGCCTATCTGTGTTCATCGACCAGATACGGTCTTATCGGGAGATGATGACCCGTAAGCTGTTCTATGATAAGCTGTTCCCACTTGTTGCACTTATCAATGGGTACACACTGAACTCTAAAGGTAAGATATCAATCAAGGAGAATTTGCTTGATACGTTGTCTCCTGAAGAGGCTTTGTTCACACTGAACGATGGCTCTAGACTTTTGATACCTCAAGTGTCTTGGGCTAAAAACCTGAAACCTGAAGGTGACTCGCAGTACATGGAAGTTCTAACCACTCTGGCCGACAAGGGTATTCCTGTACCATTGCGTGTTCTTGCT